TTCTTAGAAACTACCTGACCTACCATACCGTCACCACCTACTGTCTTATTGGTGAGTGGCCCTAACTTAAGATCAGCTCTTCCGATCTTACCAATCAGCTTTATTTCAAGATCGAAGGCCGCCTGCTCTACTAATTTGTATCTTACTATACGTACAGGAACCTCGTACCCCTGCTTTTGAATCTGTCTCATTTTCCGGGTCTTGTGTTGGTTTACGCACTTCTCTAAGGTACGCTGTTTTGACTCTATAAAGTGCGTCTTCCACCTAGTATTCTTACCTTTACCTATATAAAAGGTTCGTAATCAAATTTCCAGTTACCGTAGTAATAGGGTCCTGGCTTACGTCCATCCATTAAGGCATATACGTAGAAAATAGGGGAATTAGGCGAAATTGTGTTGGACATTGTGAGATACTCCGTGAGAGTTAAGGGATATAACGAAAGTAGAAGTTCTCACGGAACAACAGGGCTGGCCGGCCTTTTCCTCTCGTTATACCTATAAATTACAATGTATAGAATATCTCAATCTCGACGACCTAACCGTGGCCCATATTAATTAAGACGAGTCCAAAATCGTCTATCCTTACAGGTATGTCACCCAGCTCTATCGAGGCACTAGACGAGGCAATCTGTGAATTACCTGCAGGTCTTCCTCCGGAACTCTGTTGGTCTTGAGCAGGTGCAGGGTTTGTTACATTAACGTTTTGTACCTCAGGAGGAAGACCTGCACTCGCCATAGACAATGGGGTTGCCTTTGCTGTCGCTACAGGTAGCTCGGCCGAAGGTTGGTCCCTAGAGGCGGTCACTACAGGTGATTGGGTTGCCTTGGCCGTAGGTAGTTTTGAGGTCGACGCTGCCGACATTTGGGCCAAACTCTGCTCTTGACCTGACTCTGAGACAAGACCTAACTTAGCGGTTGTAGTAGGTGGTGCCTGTGCAGGACCTGTTGCTACGGCCACCGATGCCCCTGTAGTAGGTACTATGGAACCTACTGGCTTACCTTCGCTTCCTAAGGCTCCCTTTGATTTCTCATCGTCTACCTTAGTCGAAAGCATGTTCATGGAATCAGAGGCACCTTTAGCGTATGTACTTACCCTCATACCATTAGCGTCTGCCGAATCTTTTCCTTCTAAGAAGAACTTATTAGCACCTCCAGATCCTTTTAGATGGGCTGCTTTAGCATACCCTGCAATATCTTCAGGGGTAGATGACTCTGAGAGTGCTCCACTCTTGTACCCGGCTGCAATGTTCTTATCTGTATACTTTACAAACGTGTTGTCCTGCAACTTCTTATCTTTTAAGAACGCGTCCCTACCTCCCTCATTAGTCCAGTTAGAGTTGTCGGCCATGAATTCCTTATGTTTACCTCCCTTGTACCACTGGTCGCCTGCAAGCTTCTTGGCTACAGACAACTTGTCCTTGTTTATAAGTCCATTATCAGCTAAAGCGTCTGCCCCAAACTGATACTGGCCTGCAAATCCATACTGGTTCTCTATACCCAGTTTACCTCCACTTTCAGTCTTCATCACGTTACCGGCATAGGCCTTTGACTGTGAATCAGACATTCCCTTAAAGCCTTTATCGGCAGAGAACCCCATAGCCAGCTCTAAGGCACTTGCACTACCTTTATCGGACGCGTACTTTAGGTCATGGCCTGCACTGTCTACGCCCTCGGCTACTCGGCTAGCCGCCTTTGAGCCAGCTGACCCTACAGTCTGTCCAGCAGAGGTCGCACTCTCTCTCATTCCGGAAGCAGCGGAATCCGCTGCACCTACAGCACCTGAGATACCGCCTTCGTTATAACCTTTAGCTATCTTTCCTACTGCGTCTTTAGCGCCTCCAAAGAGGGTCTTCCCTGCAGATAGTAATCCTTCTATAAGATCCTTACTTCCTGAGGTAGCTGCCTGGAATATTGTTTTACCTCCCGCTTCTAGGGCATCTGTATAGTCACCCATCTTATTGACCAGGTGATCAGTGTCAGTACCCCAACCTTCAAGAGTAGACTCTACAGAATTAAAGGGTTGGCTAAGTGCGGGTATGATCTTTGTTTTAAAATCGTGAACCAGGGCAGATCTAGCATCATCGCTTATAAGACTCATAGGGATTGCAACAGCCCTACCTATAGTGTCACCCATTCCTGAATCTGCTACGGACTGTTTGAGGCTACCTACCACAGCGTCGATAGCCTCAGGTCCGTAAATTCCACCGAGTATACCTCCGGCCGCCCCACCTACAGCAGTTCCTACTGGTCCTACAATAGATCCTAAGGTCGCCCCTGCTGCGGCACCTGCTTCTGCTCCTGCCCAGCCCTTACCTGCCTCAATACCCGCACTGGCAATATTCGAGACCTTCTCATCCGTAGGTCTATCTGACAGGAGCTCTGACCCTACATTATATACACCTTCGGCCAAGGCCATTCCTGAACCAATTTTGCCTAAAGGTATGCTCTCTGCCATTGAGGTGAGACCAGGCGATACTGACCGGGCTGCCCCTGCTGCCCCGTCTATCGCTCCACCTATACGTTCTCGACCGCTAGAAACAACACTACCTAATTTATCTCTAGCTGTAGCAAAGACACTGCGGCCTGCAGAAGGGCGGACCTCCGGTAGGTTAGTTCCTGAAAGCCTAGACGGTGACCGTAATCTAGGAGAACCTCCTTCACGTACGCTAGGTCTAGGTGGGCGTACACTACCTCTACCATTCCTACCTCGTCTACTCCTTGACCGATGTTCGTCGTCCTTACCACCAGTGAGCTTATCCCAGGCAGTCTCTATAAGACTTTTGTCTTCACTGCCTGAACCGCCTTTCTTATTAAGCTTCTTTAGCTGGACTATTATAGAGTCCAGCTGCTTCTGTGACCTAATCCCCGCTATTTGGAGCGTGGTCTTTAATTGAGATAGATGGTCTGAAGTATCGGATGCGGCCCTAGCATCGGCCGTAACCTTTACCTTATTGGATGCTCGGTCTAGGTCCTGTCTAACCTGGGTAGTCTTTGCTATTCCTAGAAGTTTCTCTTGAACTAGCTGCTCAGGAGATTTACGTCCAGGCTTTAAGGCTACCTTAGATGTAGAGGACTCAAGAGTTTTGCCTATCTTAGCTAGGTTCCTATCCAAGCTCTCAAGGAGCTCTTGGGTGTACGCATCGTTATCGTTTTCCCTAAGGTCACTAAGCTTGGCCTTACGTTTATCTAAAATATCTTGAATGTAAGAGCGCTGGGTCATTGGTCTATACCAGATTTGTACAATTATGTTTCATTGGCTCTGCAAGCCGTACGCTGCAAGCACCGTATTCCTACTCTATCTACGAGGTTGGTTCTTAGCCGCAGCCGCAGCCTCTTCCCGTTCCTTCTTGCATTTAGAGTAATTATACATCAGGGTCATACTAGGCATGTCGTCATTAGGCTGTTGGCCCCGGAACTTAAGAAGTTCATACTGCATGTCTAGTATTTGCTGATCAGAGCCTATCGGAAAAAAGATGCTGTATCAATAGCAAGCTTAGTCGTATGCTCAGCTCGGCATTCCCTACAATGAAGTACCGCTGTCCGAGATATACCATGATTAATAGTATCGTTCAGTGCCTGGGCAGTGTAGAACATATCCAAGGTAAGGCTATCTTCTAAGGTTTTAACCTTTTCTGCAAATGAGTTACCTGCAACCCAAGAGGCTGCACCTACAATCATGTTTAACTCTGAGTCTAGCAGAGCTGCCTGCTGGTCTGCTAGTATGTTTACCCTTGGAAAGTCAAATCCTTCTGGAAGACCTGCCCAATCTTCTTCAGGTAGTTGGATAATTTCCAGATCTGCCATGTGCAAGGACTCGGTACAATGGCACCCACACGGTTCAAGGATGTAGTCCGCAGGGTCTACAGTTGCACGGGCGATCTCTAGACTCTTAGGATCATTTAGGATATACTCTCCTGTATCCTTATGTTTTAGGCGCTGCTCTTGGCAATGCCACTCAACGGTTAGGGGGGTCTTTGGAGAGCTATGAACCTTTAACCACTCTAGAAGGTAGTAGTAATCACCTATAGAGATCTTATTTACGTCCTGTGAGATAACCAAATCTACTGCCCGCTTTTGATAACTAATATCCTTAGTGACCACCGTTTTAGACAAAAGACGTAAATGCTTTGCCGTAAAAGGTTTTATGTACAGTATCTTAAAATCGTAAGGGTAAAAGTTGGACGGCAAGTTGCCTATGTCTAACCAGTCTGGATCTGACAGAATATCTGCCATTTGTTTTTCATTTGCCTGCATTTGGTCTTCCTTTTATTGTTATTAAGAGTTAATCGAGGTACTGGGCCATTTTATGAAGGGATTCCCAAAAGGTAATATCCTCACGTCTAGAGTTAAAAGGTCAAACTTACCGTAGTTAAGCTCAGGTAGCTTAACGCTAAGTATGTTGTTTGGATCTATTCCGGGAATTTCTACCTCAAAGTCACATACCCTAGAAGGCTCAGTAGTTAGGTCAGTAACTTCTTCATTTTGCCCGGTAAGGAATTTAATCTTACAAGGACCTGCATTTATGATTAGGGGGCCTGAGGCAGTTAGAGGTAGGCCCTCGTACAGGGATGCTAGGATCTCAGTTACCTGCTCTGTAGTGAACCCTTTAGCTAAAAAGTTTTCTGTTAGTGTTGATTCGTTCAATTTAATTTCCATAAGTTTTCCTTAATAGTGAAATGTCAGTTCTTCATCATCTATACTGAAGGTCTGGGTAATAGTTAGACGGTTAGCGTCAGTATAATTTAGCCCAAGGTTACCTGTATCAGACGGCCACACGCCTAAGAGTTTTGCTGTAACTACTGGATTGTTTGCGCTGTCCAGCAATTGAACCGTAATAGATTTCTTGAATCCTGACTCGTTGTCTGCCCCAGGTAGCATATACAGGCCTGTCTTAAAGTCCTTAATATCATTTTTCCAAGTATTGAGAAATTTAAGGCTTTTTGCATGGCGATCTTCATAGAACGTCATACTGAAGGCACTTATATTATGAGTGCCCGGATAATATAGGTAAGACGCAGCAACGTGAGACTTATCTCCAATATCAATGTTATTGAAGGGTAAGTCTATGGCCTCTACATAGTGGACAGGATGGTCATACGGAAGGTAAGAGCAGACCCACTTAAAGCTTAGAAGTGGGTCTGGCAGGCTTAGGAGTAGGCCAAGGCTAGTTTGTCGGGCAGCCATAGGAGCAGCTCCTTGTCAGTGAGGTTAAACAGATTCGTTACCGGTACCGGTAGTCTTATTGTAGTAATAGTCATACTTAAAGCCGACAGCTACAGAAATAAGGTTTGATCCAGATCCATCAAAGGAGGTATCTGGAACAGAGCTGGGCCAGCAGTTGACGATCACGTATTCATATACAACATTACCTTTCTGATCAAAGACAGTGAGGTAGGCATCACGCGCATATTCGGTCTTAAATGCACCGTGCTGAGTCTGTGTTCCTCGGATCATATTTGACCAAGTTTCCAGGATATTGTGTATCTGCATACTTCTGTTCTCAACATACTCTGCCTGCATGTCGTGACCAAATGTCTTATTAGACGCATGCTCTACAGTATGTCCAAACAACTGGACTTCTACAGCATTGACCGTAACACCTGGTTTCGATGCAGTTCTGCATTGCATCAATAGAGGTTTAGAGTCTATACCTGTAGGTACTTGTGGGAAGTTCAGTTGGTAGTTATCCGACAAGAGTGGATCTGGAATTGCGGTACTTATCATACCGAGCGTAGGTTTACCGGCCATAAAATTCTCCAAATAGAGTTAAGGTTTAAAGGTTATTTCTTAGACTTCTCTGCAGGCTTATCTCCCTTAGATGGTCTCTTTGTAGGTTTTGATTCTACCTGCTTCTTAGGCACAGCCTTAGGTCGTTCGATAGCCTTAGGTATGACAATAACTCCTGCTCTTACTCCTGCCTTATCACGGACCGCCAATAAGCGGCTTATCTTTAGGTTGTAGCTAGAGGAGGTTTTATCTAATTGCGCCTTCAACTTATCTATCTCTTTAGAGAGTCGGGTAACTTCCCTGTCCTTAGACTTACGTAAATCTGCAATGTCTTTAACAGCCTGCTTATACGAGTCTTTAGACTCTGTAGTCTGTTGACGGGCAGCAGTCTTTAAGATATTTTTAGCAGTCTTTACATCAGTGTCAGAGACCTTGGCCTGGGTAGGCTCAGCTCCAATCCTTGCTGATAGGGATATTTTTGTTCTCATAGTATTAGCCTGTGCTGAAGGTCGCGCCTGTCTTGTTTACGATAGCTGTCAATAGGACTCTCTTAGCCGGTAAGACTGGATCTACATACACGTCTAAGATCAAATCTCCACTGGCGATTGTCTCTGGCCCATTGTTTGTATCATCGCAGACTACGTTAAACCCATAAAGCCCACGAGCTGCCTTGATAGGTTTTAAGAACCGGTCACAAATCTCTACAAGAGATGCGCGTAAGATGGTATCGTTAGGATCAAAGACTGAGTAAAGAGCTGCAATCGATAAAGACTTCTCCAAGAAAAGCATCAATCGACGGACTGAGACATTCGATAGTGCAGACGCCTGAGTTTGCATAGTATCTGCCCCCCAGATCTTAATGCCTACCCCAGGAATTACCCTGGTTGGATTTACCTGATTGTCTACCAGAGCATCTCTGTCACCTTGGTTGTAGTCGTAACGAACGCCCAAAACGTCCAGTTTACCCCGATTTGTACCGGCAGGAGCAAACCATGTATCAAACTCTCTGTCGGTACGAGCATACGCTGCTGCTATAAATCCAGAAGGTGGTACGTACAGGCGACGATCGCTATACTTGTCTAAGACCAAATAGTCTGGACTGTATAAGGCAGCATACGAGCTATCTACCTGAAGGTCGTTCCGTCTATAGGAGATCGCGTTAGCTAGACTCTGCTCTGTTGCAGGAGTATCTAAAATTGCAATACAGTCCATACGGTCTTCGGCTAACTGGGTCATAGCTGCCTGGACAGCAACATGAGTATATCCACCGTTGATCAGGATATTTACATCTAACTGTTCTGGATCTTGATGCAGCTCCCAAGCTCTGATAATATCTCCAGGAGTAGCTGCTACCCCATTCGACCCACCGTGGATCGCAACAGAGTTAAGACTGTTGATAAGCTGTCTTTTAGGTGTTGAGACAAATGCTGCATTAAGATTGTTCTGCACAACATTTATATAGGTAGATCGTTTATTGATGTACTCTGCTATATTTAGCTGTACGCCATATCCGTCCCTAACTAAATCCAAGTGGACTAGATGCCTTTCTACAGGACGACCTACATTAACTAGATAGACTTCAACGAAGAACGTACCGTCACTAGCCTGAGTATTAGGGTAAATGACTACCCTAATAGAATCGGTCCAGTCGCCTTGGTCTATACCTGTAATGATGAACAGGTCATCAGGAGCAAAGTCATAGATCGAAGGATCTTCTAGTCCAACATTCCAAGACTCAGAGGAGTTTAGGTTGTTAGACAAACTAACTGTGCATCCCCCAAACGTTGATCCGGGAGATACCCGGGTCACGTACAGTCTAGAGGACTCAGATAAGAACGCTAAGGATGAATGATGTAAGAACGACAAGCTCGCATCAGGAAACCCAAAACGGTCTGTAAATTTAGTAGTGTCTGTAATAAGGGTAGGTATACCTACTGGCCCCTTATTCGACTCGCCTACAATAGCCCCGATCGAGGTCGGGGCATTAGCAGCACGTTGAGATTGATCTTTTTCGGCCGTGTAGACGCCGGCACTAGAGTGACTATTTGACATAAAAGTTCCTTAGGTGTGGGGACATATACCTACAAATTATCAAACCTATTAGGCGTAGATATATGACAGGCGTAAGGGGCCCGGCTGGGCTGCTCTGACCTCTACTGTCTTCAATTTCCCATACAGCAGGAATAGCCCAGTACACGGAACTTCTTGTATTGACTGATCGGCATACTCTAGGCGGAGCAAGAAGTTGCCCCAAGAATTAATGTATACCATTGCCTCTATGTTCGATAAGATCAGAGACTGAGTATCTGTTACTGTCGAGTCACCTGTCTTAAGACCTTGATCCTGTGATATGCGGGCCGCTATAGTCTCAGTAACGATCCTATTTCTTGTGAATTGGTCTACAAGTTGTATCTTTAACTCTGTTACGACCGTCTTATCTGTAGGTAGACGTTTCATTGCCATTTTCATTCACCGCCTGTAGGTAGATAATGGGGAGCAAGCTCAATTTTGATCTCTGTAGGTCGGTCTGAGTTTACTGAGGATACATCCCTGCAGAACCCTGCCCAGGTATGTATAACTAAAGGTACTTCTATCTCTTGAGCATTAGGGGCATGGGTATTTTCTGACTCTGCTATTGGTATGGAGGCTGAGTCAGGAATCTCTACCTCTACCTCTAACTCTATACCGTCACCTAGGTGCATACTGAAGACCAAGGGACCGATCTGACCTAAAATTATTAGTGCTTCTGCCATTCGGAATGTTCTTACAGGGTCGTTATCTAGATAGTGCAAGCTCAACTGGACCAGTATAGGGAACAAGTACCCTTTCCTGGCCGTTGCCTTTGTAGCCCCATCGGTACCCATTCGTAGGCCATGCCTACGAACATTTTTATTGGGTATATGGTCTTTAACAGCCGTCAGCTCTGAAAGAGATAAATATCCGTAAGGGTAGGCTATTGAAAGAGTAAGAGGATCCATCTGGCGCCTTTTTAGCTCTGCAAGAGCAGCATCTTCAGAGGTTAAGAGCATATCCTTGAGACGAAGTTCTCTCTCAAGTAGTGTTCGTACACCCATCAGAGAGATCAAGAGAAGGCTACTTTTCTCAAGATCTTCTAATACGGAGTGGGAGAGCGCTGGGGAGGCCATACTCTTATTTAATACCGACAGGAGATTTAAAGGTATTAGATAATACTATCTTTGTTGAGGGAGGTAAGCTAGACACAGAGCTCAGGCTACTCGGTATTAGAGGGAGTCCCGGCATAGAAGATGCCTGATCGTCGCTTGTGCAGCCTTCATGGTTGTCACCAATATCGTCCAGGTCTTCTGAGTTTTCCTCGTCATCACCTTCGTGCCTTGGAAGGCCGACAATAACTTCGTCTTCAGCATCTGCAGACAAGGCTTCCGTGAAGATCAACGCAGCCTGTTCGAGGCTGGTTTCAATAGAGCGTGAGGTCGATAATAAGGATGAGGCTGTAACGGTCTGCTCTTCGTTTAGAAGATTCAGGAACTCGTCAGTATCCGGTTGAGACATAGCAGCTGCAAAGAGTTGCCCAGCATCAGCAACCTTACCTTGACGGTAGGCTAGTGCAGACAATAGGAATAGATCACGTGATTGTTTCATTGAAGTCCCCGATAATTGTAGGTAATTGCGGTGGTTCCGCGTTCAACTAGAAATTATGATTATCGAGGGATCGTATACGATACAGGCAGGAAAAGGGCGAACGTTCGCCCTTTTTGTAGGAGGTATTGAGTATTAGTCTAACTACGGTCTACATAGGATTGTCTTAGGGTTTTAAGAGATGCCATCTCCATTTCATATCGGGCAATGACTGAATCTATACCTGCTAAGGTTAAGTCTTCAGTAGGTATTCCTAGTACCTCAGGTACCTTTTCCTCTTGGGGTTTTTCGGACGCTATTAGCTGCTGCTGCTGGGCCTTTGTAGCTGTATCATCTACAGGTATTATTGTCAACGTAGCCCACGAACTATCTTCAGGCTTAACTGAAGAGAAAGGGTATGTGTATCTCGATGTCCAGTGAAACGTATTCTCAGCAGTCTTATATATGTATTCTTGGGCAAGTAGACGTTTTATCATTGGATAGAGTGTTCCATCCTTTACCCCTGTAAGGGCGGTAATCTCCGAAAAGGTAAACTTCTCATCCTTATGATAGTAAAACAGTAGGGCTACCTTAACATGGTTCTTAGATCTCTGTAGGTTTCCCCTCAGAGGCTCCTTAACCTTTTTGCCTTCTAAGGAAGTATCTATAAGAGAGGTGTCTCTAGACGTATCAGGTTCTGGTTCCTCACAAGGTAGGGCCTTAGCAGCACTATAGGTATCTAGAGCAACTTTTAACGTCTTCACATAACCTCCCTCTTCATAGTAGTCAGGGGCAGGTACAGAGGAATTAACCTTCTTCTTTGCGGTAGCTACTGAGGCATCCTCTTCAGGACAGTAGGCCTCTGTAGGTGCCTGAGCATTATCCCAGTACAGCGTCCCTCTCTTCTGTACCAATTTAGACTGAATTAATCGGTTTAAATCCCTTGAAAGATCCGAACGTTCTGCATAACCTTCACAGTTATCGTAGAGCTCTGTATAGGTAACACCTGCGTTCTTTAATCCCTTGAGAAATAAATACGCTTCACTTTCTTTTATATCTGCTACGTTTGTCACTGGTAGTCCTTATTCGATTATTGTTATTAGTTTAGTGACCTATTTTGGTCTACTCTTTTGAAGAGCTTGTACGTAGTATTTGGGTCATTGACTCTATGTTCTCCCTAGAGTACTCGTCATCAAATGTATTAGGAAAGCCTTCTTTCCTAATCCGATATGTACCTGTTGAGGTAGTACCTACAAATATTTCCTTTACTAATGCCTGGTACCCATATACCCGTCCAAACTCTCTGGAATATTCAGTCTTCCAGTCGGTATCCAATAGAGCTATGCCGTACCTACCTGCCAGGACAGTAAATAGGTCAATCTTAGGATGATTGGCTGCAGATCCTAGGTATAGGCTATTTGTCTTGATATTGTATTCTACTACAGGTATACCTGTCCAGACCGCAACTTGGTCTTCATACCTAACAGGTACCGAATTTAAGACAATGGAGATATCTGCTATTACGGATAAATAATTAGGTGTTTCCTGTATACCCTCTGTTGCAGACTGAGAAGCTACCTGAGGTAGGAATGGGTACTCATCTACATGGTATATGTACGGTGTATATCCTCGCCGCTTAACGGTATCTTCTCGCCCTTGTAAGATCCAGGTATCAAGGACCCCTGGAGGTAAATCAGGCTCATAGCCTAATGTGACCCAATGCTCTGTCTTTTGATTTAAAACGTTTACCTCTATAGCTACCTCAGGTTTATGGAGGTTGCGTACAATAAGGTTTAATACAAGGTTTGGACTGAGGCTTAAAAGTTTCAGTGCTAGACCCTGTAGGTCTAGCTCTTCATATACTGCAAACAGTTGAGTATCCTCAAACTCTCTGTCCCTTCCCATACCCTCAAGGTCAAGTGAGAAAGACTCTCCTGTTTCCTCACTTTTCAGTAGACTGCCTGTTGACTCTACTGTTATAAGGCTTTGTGACTGAAAATCATTACCTAGGGTATCTCCCTTTATCTGAATGTCTTCAAAGTTACAGTTTGCATATTTAGCAAACAGGGTGTTTGCAGGTAAGGCTAAGAAGTCCTTACGGTTAATTATTTTCATTTCTTATCCTCTGGCATTTCTACCGTTTATTGTAGCCTATAGTAATATTCTCTGTTAGAATACCCTACCATCGAAGGATTCCTAGGCTGTTATCTCTCACATGTCTTTTCCTTAGAAGTAGTTTGTAACAATAAGGTTGTCAAGGTAGTCTTTAGCGTTAGTAGTCGTGATCTCTATATCAGTAGGACCAACTCTCCTAGCAAATACATACGGTGAAAATTTCTCTGGCAGACTATACGGACTACCGATTAAGGCATCGTATACTGCCTGATACTCTTCTCTAGATAGAACAGCAGAGAAGGTAGACTTCCTGTAAATGGAAAAGAGTATTTGCGTACTTGTCGGTAATTCCTTACCTAGGGCATCTCTTAAACTGTCTGGCCGTATACTGATTGGGTAGGCGTAGTACCGGGGATGGCTTTCCAGCTCAAGGACGTCTACAAAATCGGCATACAGGATTTCCGGAACAGCCTCGTCAGTCTCCTCCCAACATGTTAGGTCGACCTTAGGATTAAGGACTATTTTCCCTGCGCCAGTGTAGAGGAATTCTAAAGATCCTCCAGGAAGAGCAAGAATTCTGTCTGTAGACAGATAGATTTCGTCCGAGGCTGAAAGACGGGAGACGGGAAGACGAAAGACCCGTAATGCTCTGTTGTTAGATTGTTTCATGTTTTACCTATTGGGTTTGTTTTCATTAGTCTATTTACAGTTACAGGAACCTGTTACCTACCCGAACAAGCTCGATCGTTAGGTTGTTGCGGGCTACATTGATGCACTCATCGACACCTGCCAAATATCTGTTATTGACTAGGATCGCCGTTACCTTACACCCTGAAGGTTTTAGGGCCTGTACAGATGGTGAAATCGAGCCATACCCATCAGTGATTAGAAGTACCTGAGACCTTACCCAACCTTGTCTCCTGTGGACTGAGAATGCCTCGGTCAGTGCTGTATCAAAGTCTGTACCTTGGAGTGAGGGTGTGGACAGAGCTTTTAAGAGCGTTGCTAGGGATACCTTGTTTCCATCCCAAACAAACACCTCATCTACCTCATCTGTAAATTTTATTAACGCGCAGCCTCTGTTAGAAGTCTGCATTTTACGGATCAAACTGAAACAAAAACCCGCAGCCAGTTCATACCTCTTCCCTGTCATGGACCCAGAGCAGTCCAATTCTAGTATCAAAGGTGACCTTCTAGGATCTGTATCCGCATACTGAAGGAGATTGCTATTTGCTAGATCAACAAGAAACGACAATTGGGTATACATGTTTCCTAATCGACCTAGTTCAGACGCAGGCGTACGAGATAGGTCGTTTCCAAAGGAAAGTGTCCTGTCTATTAAACCTGATTCAGATACAGATGAAGTAGATTTAGAGATCAGCTTTTCTCCAAACTCTAAGGCATTTCTAAGAATTGATTTGAACACCTTAGGGTTTGCGGCCAATGTTTCTAAGGCCTGTAGCCTAGGTGAAGATTTATCTCCATTAGGGCCAGCCTGCTTGCCTGTAACATTAGAGTCTTCTGCATCTTCACCATGTTCTTCAGTGTTCTCTTCTTCCTCTTCATCAGCAAAGTCTTTAGCAAAACCTGCAAATTGTTCGTAGAGCTCCTTTATCGCTTTAGGGCTACCTGCTAGTTTTTGCAGGGCCCTTAGAAGTACGATCAAGGGGGCCCGCCTGCTAAACTTTGGATATTCAGAGGTCAACCTGGCTGAAGATAATGTAGACCGAAGGCTTATAGACCTTTTGGAAACCCTAACAGGAATTCCTGTAGGTTGAAGTAACAGCGTCTTCAGGGAAGGTAGAGAGCTAAGGTAGGCTAATTTAGCCTTAAGGGCCGGCATTCTAGCCGCAAGCTTACCTAATTTAGCCTTAACTACGTCTCTCTCTTTTCTAGAACGTATTGATTGTAAGTCTTCATCAAGGCAGTAGATTCTAGTTACGACTCTATTTAGTTTACATTGGGCGGCCCATATTTTTTTCTTAACCAATGACTCGGAATCATTGAACGTAGCTAATAGGTGCCTGGTACAGAATAGAGCAAACTCAGGGTCGTCTAGAGTTTCTTCATTGTCTATAGCAGGGCCTAGTAGTATGGCTTCTGTCTGAGTCAGATACTTACCTAGGTTTTCAGGTTTCCATTTAATGTTCTGAGAATGGAACAGTGTCCAGATAGAGCTAATGGCAACCTCTGGATTAACGTTAGGAAGGTTGCTGAAATTAAAGGTGTCATAAGCCTTTTTAAGCTCTTTAGAGAACGTATCATCTAGTTCTGTCTCAAGAATGCTCTTAACTGTGTCTAGACCTAGTTGTTTCCTAAGTATATTCGCCACCTTTAAGATCGTAGGATGTTTATGCGAATTTGAGAAATAGTGATCGTTGATAACACCTGTCTTCTGTATAGCCTTAGCTATCTTAAGAAGAGGCCATCCCGTATACTTCTTAGCGTAGAGTCCAGGGAAGACTACGTTTAGAACATCATACCCATAGAGCTCTAGTAGGTAAGAGTTGATTAGGTAGTCTTCGGCCTCATTTAAGACCGAAGAGTCAAATTCATGTACAAGCTGATCGTCGTGGATAACGTCGTGAAATATCTCATGGGCTAGGTATACCTCTAGATTAAGAGGGTCACGTTTAAGCAGCTTAGACGAAACCATTATCGATGAGGCATCCGTAGCAGCAACCTCTATACCTGTCTCCTTGTAAGACACAACGGTAACAGGTATGTCAAGTACCTCAGGACCAATCTTTTTAGACAGCCGTAACAGAGCAGACCTAATAGTCTGCTCATACCTTTCGTGCTTAGTTGTCATACCTTTAAGTCTACAGAGCTAATCTTAAATTCAATACCTGCCTTAGCAAAGGTGGCCCTTAGTGTTGATACCTTTCCCGAATAATACCAGTAGTTGCCCTTACGCTTATGTCGAAACCCAAATGATCTAAGCTCTTTGGTTGCCCAGACAGAGGCCGTAGTATGAGACAATTTTAGGATCGAGGTTGGACCTGAGTCTATCTTAACAACGGTAAATACCTCACGTTCTTTTAGAAGGTGTTGCACCACGTTCCCTATCTCTCGTATCTCAGCAGCAGCCTTAACGGCGTACCGGCTCTTGAATGCCTTGGTTAGGCGATGAAGCTTTACCAATTTAGACAGCTTTGCTCTAAGACCTGTACCTTCACCTAAGGTAGCCCGTATTAGGTTTGCTTGCTCTACGTATGTGGAGATAGCAACCGTGTCACCAGATGTAGAGGCATAAACAAGGGACTGTATCTTTGATATTTGCTGAGGCTCATTCCATAAGATGTTCACCATGACCTCAATGTCTTGAGCATGTACCTCAGTCCTACAATTCAAGACCGCTGAGGCCTGTATGACACGAATTGTCTGAATAAACCGTCTATCACTTATCCGAAAGCCCATAGAGTGCTCTACCTGACGACGTATCTTCATAGCAAGATCTCTCATATCATCAGGAAGTACAACAGCCTTGGTAAGGCGGCGAAGCTCTATAACTTCTTCTTTAGATAGTAAGGGGGAGAACTCATCAGGATTACTGAGGAATTTACCTATCAGTTTTCTGGTGTTGTCTTCACTCTTGAGGTATGAGACATTAAACCTCAAGAGGAATCTATCGTATAGTGCCGCCAGCAGAGGGTCCGTAGGTAGCTCGTTAGACGCGGCAAACGTAGACATTACCTTACATTTGACTATGCCGTTATCCCCATCGCGGAACAGGCGTTCATTGATTAACCAGAGTAGCGGGTTTAAGACAGTTGCGTTGGCCTTGAATATTTCATCGAAGAACAGTATCTCACAGTCCGGAGCATAGCCTTTATATTTGGTCTGCTGTCGACCCTGGGCAAGGGCAGGTATATCTGTTGGCCCAAATATTTGGTCAGGCTTAACTGTCTCACTCAACAAGATATCGAAGTTAGAGAGACCGAGCAAGGTCGAGGCTAATTGAATGTGGAAAGTCTTTGCGGTTCCAGGCTCACCTAAGAATAGGGTGTTAGCGCCCGATAAAATACTGAGGAGAATGCCGTCAGTCTCCTCTTGCCTTTCAAAGACCATTGAGTTTAAGATGGATCTTATTTCATGGATCTTATCCATGATCTGTACTGTGTGATCTACGACATGCTCTTTAGGAAGAGCTAAAGGTTGGGTTTGTACGTCTTGAGGCATAATTACTCCTAGGTTGTTTCATGTTTGTCTATAACTTTACAGTTCTATATCCTGTAGCAAAAGGAAAAGGAGCTATCAATGCTCCTTTGTCTGGTTAGTTGTGGATCTCAGTTGCTAGGAGAAGAACCGTCCAGAGTTTCTTGGCCGTATGCCGACGGGTCGTGGCTCTACGTAGCCTTTAACGTGCTTATAGGCCTGAGCCTTTTCATGAGCACTGAGACTACCATAAGGTAGGTCTACCCACTTATTGTTCCTAACTACCTGAAAAATCTCTCCTCGATAACGAAGGGCTTCTGCAAGGTTTTGTCTAGACCCATTGGGTATACGTGATCGTGTGGTCATTTATGCATCCTCAGAATGTAGGGTTTACAGATGAATTTCTCACAGGCTAGTCAGCCGTACTCCTTCAGTGTTCAGCAACGTGCTGATCTGGGCCAACATCTTCTTACGGGCAGGTTCTGCCCACCCGTCAACATCTAATTGGTATGAGATCAAGGCCAGTCGGGTTGCATTGTCGTTGGCGGCTAATACATGCCTTGTTAGCTTAGTCTGGGTTTGATAGGGAAAGTCTATCGTTTTGTTGCCTTTAATAAAGGCTAAATTTAAGCTCATAGGTACTCCGGTATTTATTAAAAGGGGGCCAGGCAGTTAGAAACCTTTATCTACCCAGCTTTAACGTGCCTGTATCTAAAGGTTTGGGTCCAAATTCTCCAGAAGGAACTTCCTGGCCCAGAAGTTCCGAAATGTATATCTCCGCCTTCGGGTGGTGATTTGTGTGGGTTTGACCTAGGTCACTGCCTGTTCCTTTACCGGTCCTGTATAGGGTACAGAAATAAAGTGAAAGTCACCATTTTCCAGCTTAAATCCAATGTATGCCTCTTTACCTGAAGGGCTTGTTTCACAGGCATTGAGAGAAAACACTTCTAAAGAATGTGCCTCAGCAGGTATTACAGGTGGTGTGGTAGGACACAGAGCCTTGTAGTTCTGTATCAGTTGAATAAGATCTTCACGCTGCACAGTACATAGAGCAGAGCCGTGCATAGACTCGAGAGCAACCTTATTTTCCAACCTCTGTAGGTAGGCGGAATCTATATAAGAGTCGTTACTAAACTCCGCAACCGTGATACCCAGCGATCTAAAAATGGCTTCTGCTAGTAGATGCCTGTGGCAGAACTCATCCGGTTTTTCGTAACAAAGTAAGACCAGTGTTCGGTTAGGAAATAAGGCTTCCCAGTTGCGTATCTTATCTTCCCAGTTTATTTTCGTAAGCCTTTCAGCTGTGAATCGTTCAGTATATCTAACGTGGTCTCTAGAAGCGGAATACTCGTCATAAATAGAAAGAGAAGGGGCAAGTGTCCTATCCCAGAGATCTACTGACTCTTCTATGGCCTTAGATATTCCCCCAGAAACACTAATTAAGATATACTCCTTAGGGATATTTTGGATGTTATCGTAGTACGAGGTGAGGATCTTAATAGGTGGTTTTTCACCCCGTAGGTTAGTTGCACATTCTCCTAAGAACTTTAGCTGAGCCTTATTGTATAAGGGCTTCTCTGTATAGGTTGTTGTAATCTGTTCCTGTGTTACTCTCTTTTCCTTCTTACTTTTCTTACTCATGGGTATCTCCTAATAGTTTTGTTCTTAAAGGCGTGACTACTTCCCAAGGTCTCAATGCTATTAAGACTCCGAATGATTCTACCTCTTTAAGCAGGGTATTATCTGGGTGCGGGTCGAATAGTAGTTCCCCATCTTTTCCTACACAGGCGTGTAGAGTGTCTTCGTACCTAGGAGAGGGTCCTCCTATTTCGTGATAAAGTCCCTCAATACCTAAGGTCTTTAGCCACTCATCAGAACTTCCGTCGAAAGATAAGTAGGCCAGATTTAAAGGACGTAACCAGGCATTTAGGTCTTTGACCCAGGTATCGTCGTTGCTAAATACTGGTATGTCGCAGATAGGTATATGGAGTAGGGAAGAAAGCACTGCTGATAAGCAGTTTCCGTGTATACCGTTTTCTGGGTCGTGTAGTATAGTCTGTTTAATAAGATTCATTTAGGTGTTCTCAACTTCTGGTAGTTTAATTTCTCTTAAAGGCTTGGCCTCTCTCAATGACAGTAACGCCCTTAAGAAATACCGCATCAAGTCTATATACATTTCATATCCCAAATGGCATTCGACCTCCACCTTATACGTCTGAGAGTTGACCTCAAACTTTATGGTCATTTTATCTATCTCCTTGTTGCAACGTTGGCAGATAGGTTTGGGCCAATTAGCGATCTGTGTAGACCGTTCTTTCTCTTTAATAAGTTCATCTAACGGTAAGATACTTGTGTTACTCACGGCGCTTTCCTTAATCTTAGGTTACGTTACATCAGAAAGGTTCCAGGGATAAACAGCACATTTATACCTTCTCATTCTAAGGAATGCCCTTCTCTGCCTATTAAGGTTTTGTTCAGAGTGAGGATGCCATAGCTTATCATTAACTATGTTAGCATCTCACATGTTTAGCTGTGACCGTAGCCTGTCAGCCAGTTTCCAGTTCTTCTCCTTGTGAGCTGCCTCCCACTCAGAGTATAGGTTTTGTAAGACTGCCTTCTCTTAAGGCAGGAGAATATTTAAGTCTAAAATAGTCACCCGTATATTTTCCTAAGATGTGAAGCCCCTTAATCTTTTGGGTGCTCTTTAAAGGCCTCAGTATTATCCATTACCGCTTTTATTCCTGAGTCCACAATGTCACGCATCTCACCTGCTGAGGCTACCTTATCTGGATGGACCTTAAGTGAAGCAATTGCTCCGTAAAGGGAGGTCAAGGCTATAGAAATGTTATCAAGACCGTTCTCCAGTCCAGCATTTTCAACACCTAGGTCAATACCTTTGTCTAGACGAGAAGTAAGTTGATCTATAGAGTTTGAGATAGCGAAGTTTGAGGCTGCCTTGGTCAACTCTACAGCTAGCCCAATATCCAGGTTTTGTCCAGCTGTTTGTTGAATACGTTTAAACGTCAACAGGGTCAGGCTAGCGTAGTAATCTGCCTGACCTTCTATGTCTTCGCTTTCAGTATTGTCTACAAACTGTTCGCTGTCCAATACCTGAAGGATGGTCGGGTAGTTAGGTAGGGTGTTTTTCATCTTGTACTCCTGTTGTTAAATTTTCTTGTTTAGTCCAAACTCCAGAAAAAGCAAATGAGTTTGCTTGTGCTCCAGTTCCACTAACATTCATTCGTTTGTGGGTTGACCCACAAACCACGTACTCAACACCTTCTGCGTCGAGCTTTCCTGAGTACCCTGTGTGAGGATCGTCACAACGTCCGCACTTCTCAGTTGACCAGGTATTACCTGTCTTTCGTGTCATTCTTATACTCCTTCCAAAATGTTGAGATCAGTAAGGCTTAGCCTACCTGAATTTAAGGTAATCTTCTCTTGTATTTTTAAGATCAGGGGAATACAGTCCTCTTCATCTGCATCGCTATCCTCAACCTCAATAAACTTAGTACACGGTTGGGTTGTATCTACCATAGGTGCTATCCAAAGTAAGAACCAACGTATTTCATTATCGTAGTTCTTAAACTCAGTGTCGATGTGGATTCTTAAACCCAGATCTGTCTCTTCGCAATGGGCCTTAAACCCATTCCCGTTAACGTTGTGCCACGTAAGTATGAGGTACCAGCTTGGTGTATCAAAGAATGGGTGAGCATCAAAAGGAACGGCTTCCGTTGAGGCTGCGCCCTCACCGGGTCGGGTAAGGCGATGTCTAATGTACTCCCTTATCTCTGCAGGAATGTCCTTTCTTAACGTCGCATCGAAGATAAATTTAGTGTATATGCCCACAGTTACTCCCAGTAGGGTTGTTATACAGTTAAGACAACCAATACATTGGTTGTCTGGCCTTAGGTTAATTAGAGATCTGGGTCAGTAACTAGATCGGGATCTAGAAATTTGAGATCACCTACCTTATATGAAAGGTTTGCTAGATCTAGAGTAGAGTCCTTGTGAGCAGTGAGCCTACACCTGGTGTGCATAGGGTAATAAGGATCGCTGCCCTGCTCTAGCCACACATGTCTCCAGCAACCTTCGTCAGACTCGGCGTTGCCCTCTTCAGGTGTGTGGTAAGGGCTATCCATAATAATCCATTGTTTGTTGCCCATCTTTAATACTAACTGATGGTCCAGGCGTGGCTCATATCCTCTTATATATACCCCACCCTGATTAAAAACCTCGGGTACAGTACGCTTTACACCTCTTGCTCCTAGAGCATCTATAACCATTATGTACCGTTGACACTCTAGACTTTCCTTAATAGCAGCGGCCTTACTCTTTACGTGGAACAGCTCTGCAGTGTGAGTATCTTGAAGACCTTTTAAAGAATATTTCTTAAGAGGCAGTTTGTGGTAGAGGGAGACCAGGTAGATAGTATCAGTGTCCGCTCCTATCTGAAACCGTAGGTAGGTTCTGAGCAGCCAAGGGCTGTTAGGGGAACCAAAAGGTAACGGTTCACTTGTTGGGTTTATGTCTAGATCGATAACTTTCATCTCATTCTTCTCCTGGATTTTAATATTGGTTACTATGTTGGTTTACAGTTAAAGGTGCTCTTTTAGCGTGTCCCGAATAACAAAGGTTACCTCCTCTAGGTAGGTCTCTACTGCTACTCGCAATTCCTCTAAGGTCCTCTCATCGAACTTCTTAACGGATACCTCCTCTCCTGAGAGGTAGATCGTTACCTCCCCATCCCAGGTTTTCCCGTAATACTCTTTGGGTGGGTAAAACCTGCTACTGATACGGAGCAGCGCACCGTCAAAATCTAGCTTGAATCCACAATCAAAGGACCACCTAGGCTCCCTAGCTGATTTGGTCTTATTGGCCTCGTTGACCCAAAGTTCTGCAGCTCCTGGGCTTTCAGGACAACCCTCTAAAGGCTGGCCTCCGTTTACTATAATCTTTCCCATAATGTCCTCCTGGTTAGGCTTATTTTCATGTTCTTTATCGGAGCCGCTGATTAAAATAGTCACTTACTGGAAGACAGGTATCTTCGACAAAGTTTAGGGAGACCTTTTGTTTCCTTACTACCCGTCGCATCCTAGGCTTTATCAGAAGGTGCTTGTTGCTGGTCCTAGTCTCAATAGATACGTCAGATATATTTGCCTTAACCACCTCACATACTGACCCAGGTAGGCCTTCTGGATCAAAGACAACTCTATATTTCTCTACCATCATAAAGCCTCTCTGTCATTTGATATACCTATCAACTATCTTAATCACAGAAGATACCCCGGCTAAAATATGAGATACCTGATCTTTAATTCCAATGACCTGCCCAGACTCAGCAGTAAGTAGCTCTAGTGGATCTTGGTAAAGGGTACCCGCTGCCTTAGCGACTACAAATATCTCATTAGATAAAGCCTTAGCCAGTGGGTGACGGAAAGAATCGCTATACAACGGTAGCTCACATAAAGTCCCTAGGTTACCCGAAGCTATCTCAGTCTTGTAGGATGGCGGTGTGAAGTCCTCAAACAGTTCTGTACTAATAACCAGTGCAGAGTAAGAATGGATACCCATTACTATAGAGATAGCGGCACGGTCAAATCCTACCTTGATAAGCATACCTACAGCTTCCTCAATAATAGAACTACTCAATTTTCCCTCTATTTGGGAACATACCATGTTAGTAGATTGTAACCAGGCACGGTCTTCATTACCTAGAATTTCCCCAATGGACTCTTGATAGTACCTAGTTAGGTATTCAAGATAGTCCGGTCTTACCTGAGGGTCGAGTGGGTTGAACCTAGCAGTGGAAGTTTTAAGACTAGCTGCCTTAGGTAAGGCTTGGTCTAGAAGGACTGCGTGAGTTGTTAAGAGCCTGCGAGCTAATCCTTCACGGTTGGCCTCGATCGTTAATCTTTCTATAAGGGATTGTTGTAATGTTATCATAGTCTTATCTCTTTGTCCTGTAGGAAATTTTACTGTATAATAAGGACTTGCTCGCGTTCTCTTTTCCATAGGTCATTAGATAGACGCAGTGCTTCCTTCTCTAAGGTGAATCCCTTAATCCACTCATCAGATTCTCTGCTGCCTTCTGGGTATGGGTTGTCATTAAGGGTCTGGCTTATGGTCCTAGCGTAGGCGGACCCGGATCGTTCTGCAATGCTCCTTCTGTCAACACCGCTACATTTCATTTATTTACTCCGGAATCTGCATCCCTAACAGTAAATAAAAAGTCTATAGCGGCGGCTGTAAGATTTTGTGTAAACTCTCTTGGCATACTGGAAACTAGATTATGATGTCTATCTTGTTCTATTATAGAGCACATAAGCTCAATACCTAGTTTCCAGTCACGATCAAGTGGCTGGGTAACAGAGATAGTTTCTAATTTTTGGTCCAATGCGGTAATAATAGAAGAATGATTTTCTACAAAAATAATAGGGAACCACTCTAATTGAGCTAGTAAAGAAGACACTGTTTCCCAGACAAGGCTACCACCAGTGAAGTTATCATTAAGAACAGCAGCGTGTTCAGGTTGAGACGTCAGAGCAACAATAATTCCTTCTGAGTATCGTCCAGGGAAGGCGGTTAGGCAGAGACCCAGATCGCTTATAACATGGGCGTGTGTATAAGAGGCATCGTTCATTTTAGTCCCCTGAAGTTATTACAGAGGCCTCATGCCTATAATGTTTACCTTTAATGTCAAAGTAGACACAAGCAGCAGGCGACTCGCCGGAATCTATTAGACTGGGGGTATTATTAGACTCATCGCAGACTACCTGAAATGCATCCAACAAGGGTGTTCGGGTAAGATCATGACGACAGTGCTCTCTCAGGAAGGTCACCAGCCTGTCGGTCAAGATAGACCTTCCAGTACGATCATTATTACCTACAGACCAAATGATCTTAGTGTAGACCGCGTCTATAGCATGACCTACTTCCTGGGCTAGTGCCGCTATGCCTGTATCTGTAACGTTGTCCTGTCCTATGAACGTTGTTTTAAATACCAATTTATCTGGGTCATACTCTGCCTCTGTAGGCAAGCCTGGGTTTATTACAATAACATCGGGTGTCTCTACCCCAAGCTCTTTTAACTGAGACATTGATTCAAGTAGACGTTTTCCGTTTTCTCCTGACATAAGGTAGGTCGTTTCATCGATGACATGTATCGCCTGTACTCTGATATTATAATCCTCTAGGGATAATATAACAACCGGTTCTCCGGGACGAGTGACAATGGTTGGTTCATGATCTGAACAGACAGCATCTAATGATGCCTTCATAGAAGCTCTAAACTCTGAATAAGGTAGTACCTTCATTAATTTCTCCTGATTAGTGGGTGTTACATTTAAACATTTACAGTTTCTTAGTCTGACCTTAGGTAAGAAAAGGCCGATCCCTATGTCTAGAGACCGACCTTTGCCTGGTTGTCTACTTCCTATTTACGTTTACTGGGTGCAGACATTCTTGAGGTCATCGGAGCTGCAGGCTTGGGGCGAACTGATTGAGACATTTTGCTCATATCCATTGCTGGCTGTTTGGGTTTAGCAGTAGGCATAATGGGAGCAGCTGCTGGAATAGGGGCATGTAGTTTGCTCATATCCATAGCGGGGGCCTTAGCGGGCGTAACCTCAGGGACAGACTTAGCTACGGGTGCTTGTTGATTAGCTGCGGGCGCCTGTTGGATAATTGTCTTGTGGACAACCGTAGTAGGTTGCTGTTGTTGTGCCGCAAAAGATTGCCCACTTGACCTGCCACTAAATGCCTGTCCTAGCATTCCACCGAGCGCCATGTCCCGGATCATATTACCCCCACTATCTGTACTGGCCGCAGGTTGAGGTTGATTGACGATCACCGGCTGACCTTGTGGTGCATACTGGACAGGCTGAGCATATTGTTGATCGGCAGGTTGTTGGGTGGCAGGTACCTGTTGCGTAACAGGGGATACGGAGCGATACTCGGGTAGCAGATTAGTACAGAACGCTGTGGGTTCTTTTCCACTCTCAATATCGACCTTGCAGGTTTGCTTTTGCTTTTCTACCAATTTCTCTTGATCAGAACTGCACCCCATGATTACGGTCAGAGCGATCACGTTTAGGCAGATGAATAGTGCGGGGAATGGGTTTGTCTTCATTTGGTCTTCCTTATAGTTTATGATTAATAACACTGTACGTTTACAGTTTAGGTCTAGGCGGTATGTTAGATCAGTTGCATAGTCTAAAAGTCTTCCTCGTCAGCTTCCTTCCAGCCTAGGAACCAATCAGCATGTTCATCTGATAGGGCAGGATAAGGGTTAGCCTCTAACGGAAGGTCGTCCGCGTAAGCAGCGGCGCCTTCACTGAAGGCCTTAGATTGTTCTTCTTCACCTCTATCTACATATTCAACAACTTCTATGTTGTGGGTTGCTGCAAGTCCAGCAAGAGCCCACTGCTGGATCTCTGTCAGACTTATATCCAAATCAGGGTTTAAGGTTACCCCAATATGCAGAACATTGTTTTCTTCTTCTTAAGTACTTATACAGACATCACCTCGATCTAAATTCCAGACAGCACCTCCGTTCCAATAGGTATCTGGTGTTTTGGTCAAGATTAACGTAATACCTGAAACTAAATCCAGCAGGCCGGTTAGGTCAATGAAGGGGGTTACTGGCAGAGTAACAGGCTTTCTAGTCGTGTTTTCGGCGGTCTCGGTCATTAGGGTCTTCCTTTAAAGTTAGGGTTGCTTACGTACTTTATTTACAGTTTGGTACCCATTCCCATTTTATTTTACCTGAATCGTATAGAATAGGAATACCGTTATCTATGAGATTTTGCTGCTCTGTTATATTAGGGTCAAAGGCTGACCCTAATATTCGTTCTAGGGAATTACGTCGGGTATATGATTTATGTCTTAGTCTACCTTTCCAGGCAGTTCTATAATCTGAACCTAGTTCTTTAGTCTTAATGAAGCCTAGGAAGGGATATAAGGCGCCATCAAACCAATCATTCTGTGAGTAAGAAAGTATCTTCTTAGGGAGGTAGTCTCTCTGGAAGGCAGCAAATAATCTACTAGCTCCTCCTATAACACTGCCGCGTGAGGCATACCTAATAAGCTCATAGTGGCCTACCTGGGCGCTAGTCCCCCTAACAGATTGGATTGCACAGAAAGTCATAACGGCTCTGATTGCCCTTGTATCTTTATCTAATAAAGCATACGATATACCTTTCCTGGGTGCACCTTGTAGGTGGTTCTTCTCATAGAATGATCTGTAGGTAGGTGTTAATTTAAGTTTTGTAACAATATCTAATTTACGGGCAAAATATCTATTACCCGTTATACCTAGGGCATGTTTTAACGTTTTCTTTACTACCTTTTTCTTGTGATTCCACTCTATATCAGGAACATGGATCAACCTAACCCCTAATTCTCTGGAGAGTTCCGTCTTCATGCGGTGGTAGTCTCTAGGTTTAATGGGGTACCTATGAAAATGTACCCCATTATATTCAATGGCAATGTTTTTACTCGGTATATAAATGTCCCACTCTAAACGATTTCCAGTAACAGGGTGCTTCATCTGACGTACAGATTGAAGTGCGTCAGGGCAATACTTCTTCACCCACCTAAATAGGGCCCTTTCCCCTTTACTTATCTTATTAGTATTACATGTAGGGCATCCGCTAGTGTCGATAGTCTTTACTAGGTGAGCAGCAGTAGTGGGCCAGGTATGGCCTTTAGAGCATTTAAAGGTATGTACGTTCCTAGAACCGGTATACCCGCCTATAAGGGCTATTGAGCCTGAATGTCTTTCTATTAGATCTAACCTAAAATCCGAGTCTGTCTTAGTAGCAGCCATATTCTTCTTAACTCTGCTACACATCTTACATCCTGAATACGGTTTGTTTACAAGGCTACTTCCTCTAGTGGGCCAGGTATGATTACATACCTTACACCTAAAAGTGTACCTATCGGCAGCCTTAGTAAATTTTGTACCCAACAGCTCTATAGTGCCCCCATGCCTATCATACAATGATTGTTTAAAGATAGTTACAGGTGTTCTCTTAGATTTTCCTTTATTATTCAATGAACATGTAGTACAGCCTGATCGTAGACCTCTTCCTTCTATGGTCCACTTATTCTTACAGGTGAGACACTTTACCCGGTAATAAGAGCCCTTAATAGTTAAAAGTTTTATTCCCTTAATATTTAATTTGGATCTAAATTCTTCATCCTTCATATCTTCACGACAGTCTAGGCAAGGGACCTTTGTATTCTGCTGGATAATATCATACAGCTTACGATCAAATTTGCCATGGGTTGGGCATTTTAGGGTAGAGGTCGTAGCTGAGTGCTTTAGGATCTTAAAAACTCTAGGAAGGGTAATCA